AGAACTTGATCAAGATCCAACAGAAAGACACCCCGACATGAGTTTCAACCCAGCCGACTATGCGTCAGTAGACGAACGCCTCCCATTGTTCTGGGCGGACTGCCCTAGGGGACGCATTGTGACTGAACTGGTAGTGGATGACGGCACTCGAATTGTGATAAAAGCCGAACTGTACGCCGACATTGCCGACCCTGTACCAACCACTACAGGCTTCGCTGAAGAAGTGCGCGGCTCATCCATGGTCAACAAAACCAGTGCCCTAGAAAACTGCGAAACATCAGCCGTGGGACGCGCGCTTGCGAACTATCAGTACCAAGGTGCCAAGAAGCGTGCGTCACTGGAGGAAGTTGTGAAGGTGTACCGCCAAGGTGGCGAACTGTCCGCGTCAGGCCCGACAACATCTACAAACTCCGATGAGCCCAGCCCTAAGCAGCTGGGGCTGTTGCGGTCGCTCGGCTGGAATGGTGACAAGCCACAAACGAAGCGTGAAGCCTCCCAACTGATTGAAACATTGAAGGCACAATCTGCGTCTGAAGCACCGTTCTAATGAGTGAGATATCTGAAGCAGAGTTTCAAAAGGCTGTCATCCAGTTAGCTAAATTGCACGGGTGGCGCGTCATGCACACCCAGCCCGCACAAATCCGACCGGGCAAATGGATCACACCAAACACAGGCAACCAAGGATTCCCCGACCTATGCCTCAGCCACCCATACCGCGGCACTTTGTTCGCGGAATTAAAAGGTCCCAAAGGAATTGTCAGCAATGAACAGTGGGACTGGATCAACTCACTGGAGGACAGTGGCGAAGAAGTGTATGTGTGGCGACCCAAAGACTTAGAAAAGATCAGCGACCGCTTAGCAAGGAAACCCAATGACAACTGAATTCATTCAACCAGCGAACCCGATTCGAGTATGGCAAGGCGGCGAACAAGCAAATTATTGTCACCATGTATTTGCTATCGCTATATCAAACTCGCATGACATTGAATACTTGACAGTGAACGGAATGTTCATGTCTAGAATTCAGGTCATGTATGCGGAGGTACTGCTTGAGGGTCGCTGGCAGGCAATCCATGTCAGCCCTAAGGCACCGTTGAACCCTGCACCACTTGATGGCTGAGCGCGTCTAAGATCGCCAACCACAACCCAGTACGACAGATCCCAGACGAGGGGATCATCAGCCCTTGTGAGTATCTGAACCTCACTATGGGAACACTCGGTAACGAGGGTAGACGGTCACGCCTTGTGATCGATCAGCGTTCAAACGTACATTGCGAATGGTTGTCCACCGAACAAAACTAGACAGGCTCCCATGGGCTACTTGCCCTAAATAGTGGGGGACACAAACCACCCAACTCTCACATGGAACACGACGACAACCGAGCGGTGCCCTTCCGCTTGGGCGTCAGTATCACTTGACCTTGACCTTGCCCTATGCTCTACAACATGAGCGGTAACCCGATATACAGCACCAAACGATGGAAAGAACTCAGGGCCCAAGTCCTCGCAGAAGAACCCATCTGTCACTGGTGCCGAAAGAAACCCAGCACCCAAGCCGACCACACTATAGAAGTCGACACAGGAATAGACCCATACGACAGAACCCTCATTGTCGGCTCATGCGCCAGTTGCAACGCATCACGCGGCGCAACATACGTCAACCGCAAAACCGCACAACGAATCCAAAACCGAAACAAAGCAACCAACGGAACAACCAAACATTCCGAAAAAAATCAAACGCCAACCAACTTTTCTTTTTCAGCAGAACGACTCACCCCGAGCCCCCCCTCTTTGATTTCCCCGAACCAGCCGAAACCAGCAGGAACCGAGTCGGATCGACCAGAATTTGGGCGCACTGAGCCAAGATTGGAAACACCTTCAGATGCGGTCGCTTCGTTTGGTGCTGAGGTTGCAGCTCTCGCTGAGTCAGTTTTAAAAATCACTTTGATGCCGTGGCAGATTCGAGCGTTGACGGGGATGTTGGGTCACGATGGCACTGGGCGACTGTGTTCAAATGAAGCCGTGATTGGAACGGGCCGCCAAAATGGAAAAAGTTGGATGCTCCGAGCACTTTGTGCAGCGTGGGCACTTAAGGGTCCTGAATGGTGGGGTCGTCCGCAGGAGATTCAGATCGTTGCGAACAAGAAGAAAAGAGCGATGGAGACGTGGCGATTCTTGGCGACAACATTTGAGAAACTGGACTTGGCGACGGTCCGCCGAACAAACGGTGACGAAGCGATCCAGTGTCACAACGGGAGCGTGATCAGCATGGGTGTCGCACGAGCTGACGAGCACGGTGGCAGTCCAGACTTGCTGTGCGTGGACGAGTTGTGGGACATCAGTTCCGAAGTGTTGTTTGATGCGTTCAGGCCGTCGCAGATCGCACGACCGAACCCTCTGTTGGCGTGCTTCTCCACTGCTGGCGATCAGTCAAGTGCTGCGATGCAAATGCTAAGAGAACAAGCGTTGCACGCGATTGACAAAGGGATCACAAACGGGATCTACTGGTGTGAATGGTCGCCTCCGCCCGGGGTGAATTGTGAGGATCGGCAGTGGTGGCCTTGGTCAAATCCTGCGTTAGGGACGACGATCCAGTGGCGTGCGTTAGAAAAGGCGTTTGCTGGGCCTGACCGTGGGGCGTTCTTGCGTGCCCACATGAACCTGTGGATTGCGTCCGCTGACTCGTGGCTCCCGTTCGGTTTGTGGGCTGATCGAGTTAGCCAAGTGCAGATCCCAGACGGCGGCATCTTGTGCGTGGATAACTCGCTTGATAACGACACTTTGTATTGCGGCGTGAGGGCTGTCGCGCACGAAGGCGGCGTGATCGTCACGACCGAATTCGTGGTGGACTCCCAGTCACAAATGTGGGCAGAAGTAAATCGTGTCATGCAAAACCGAGAGATCCAGTTAAGGATCAATCCGACGTTGCATCCGCACACCCCGCCCGATCTTGTGCGCCGTACTCAGATCGTCGGTTACAAAGAACTGAAAGCAGCAACACCGATTTGCCGTGGCATGATCTTGGAGGACAAGTTGCGTCACACTGGTGAGATTGCATTATCTGAACACGTCACTAGGGCGGTACAGGTCAAGGTGGACGACGGTGCACCGTTGTCTAGTCAGAAGTCACCCGGTCCGATCACCCTCGCCCGTTGCATGGTGTTTGCAGCTGCTGAAGCGGGACGACCGACTAGGTCATCTCGCGCCGCTTTTGCTTTCGGGTAGGGGTACTTACATACAAGAAATATCTGTGAGAGAATCGGAGCAATGGCTCTTTTCGGAAACAAGAAAGTGAATGCAACCCCCGCGTTCGCGTCTGCTCCGATACAGGCTGCAGCAGGTTCTGCCGCACAGGTGGGCCAGTTCTACACGTATTCCGTCGGGGCATCGCAAGAACTGGCACTCTCTGTTCCTACTGTTGCACGATCCATTCAGATGATCGCATCCATGGTCGGTTCGCTTGAATTAAAGCACTACACAACTCAATGGAATGGCGAAGAGTACGAAGAGATTTACTTGCCCGTTGAGCCGTGGATGGAACAGCCCGATCCGCGGGTGACTCGAAACTTCATGTTCTCGCAACTGGTAACGGATTTGATTTTGCATGGACGCGCTTTTTGGTTTATCTCAAGTCGTTCGTCCGCCACTGGTCGTCCGCTTTCGTTCCAATGGTTGCCCGCATCCATGGTGAACACTTTGGATCAAGCAGGCCCGCAATGGTTCGGCCCGAGTAATGAGATCACTTTCAACGGATACCCATTAAACACTGACGACGTCGTCCAGTTCTTGGCACCGACTCAAGGTTTGCTATATACCGCTAATCGCGCAATTAATACAGCAATTAAATTGCAACAGGCCGCGGACCGTTTTGCTGTCAACGAGATTGCTGCCGGGTGGCTTCAGCAGACCGACGCATCCGAACCGATGTCCGCTGAAGATCTCAGTGAACTCGCAGCTGCTTGGCGTAACGCTCGCCAAGTCGGCGCGATCGGAGCACTCAACAGTGTTGTGACTTTTAAAGAGTTTTCGAGTGACCCGAACAAACTGCAGTTAGTAGAAGCGCGCCAGTTCCAAAGTCTTGAACTCTCACGAACGACGGGAATCCCCGCATATCTTTTAGGAATCGGCGTGCCCGGCCAGACTTATCAGAACGCGCAACAGTCGCTTAGAGATCTTTGGCTACTGGGAACCAAACAGTATTTGGACTGCATAGAACAGACGTTGTCAATGCAACCAATACTTCCAAAAAATCGTTACGTTTGCTTTGATGTTGAAGAATATTTGGAGCAAAACGATTTGACTGAAGTTCAGCATGAACCATCAGCGTCCGATCGGGAACCGATGGACACACCTATGGAGACCCCAGCATGATTCGTTTTACAGCCGACCTACCAACACTTGATTTTGCAAAGTCGGATCAGGACGCACCCGCATCTATCTCTGGTATCGCTGTCCCGTGGGCACCGACTACCGCAGTAGTTTCAGGCGGCCAAAAAGTAGCTTTTGCTCGCGGTGCTTTTGATGTTAATCAGAAGAACGCCAAACTCATAGAAGGACATGATCTTTCGCAGTTGCGTGGCACCGTAAACGCTTTGGCAGATATGGAAGAGGGCCTCGGCTTTACTGCGACGTTCGCTCGTACTCGCGCATCCGCTGATGCCGTGGAACTTGTGAAGGCTGGAGCATACGACGCTGTCTCCGTTGGTGCTGAAGTGATCGAGTCGCATTACGACAAAGACTTGAAAGCAACAGTTGTCACCAAGGCTTCACTCATGGAATTGTCGCTCGTCGCCATTCCAGCGTTCAAGGACGCGTTAATCACCAGCATCGCTGCCTCCGCAGAAGAGACAGAACCCGACGAAACCCCAATAGAAACAACCCCAACACCATCCGAGGAGGATGAAACCATGTCAGAACCCACAACCGTTGAAGCCGCTGTCGCGACTCAACCCATCTACGCAACCGCCAAGCGCGAATTCAAATTGCCGTCACCCGCAGAGTACATCGCTACTTTCTTGCGTGGCGGTTCTGACTTCGCACAAATGAACGAGAACGTACGTGCAGCTGCACCTTCCGCTCCGTACATTGACACCGAATCAAACCCGGGCGCGTTGCCCGAGATCATCGTTCAGCCCGCCTATAACAATTTCCGCGGTCTCCGTCCAGTGATCGATGCAATCGGCACTAAGGCCATGCCCACTGGAGGCCAGATCTTCGTTCGTCCTTCAGTCGGGACACATGTTTCGCAGGGTGTGCAATCGGCACAGAACGCAGCACTCACCGCTGGCACTCTCCAAGTGACACGCAACACCGTCACCAAAAATACGTACGGTGGCTACGTGACCATTTCCGAACAGGATCTTGACTGGACCGATCCCAACATTCTTCAACTCGTCCTTGACGACATGGGTCGCGTGTACGCCAACACGACCGACAATGTTGCTGCAGACGCGTTGCTCGCAGGATGCTCACAGTCCGCTGTGCTCACCGATCCGACCAGCCCAGCCGAATGGATTAGCGACATCTACGACGCATCGTCCACCATCTTGACGAACTCAAACGGCAACTTACCGACTCACTTGTTCTTGAGCCCCAATATGTGGGCCGCTGCAGGCAAGCTTGTGGACACCACTGGTCGTCCGTTGTTCAGCAATGTTGGACCAATGAACGCTTACGGTTCACAGTCGCCAGCACAGACCGACGGCATCGTCGCGTTCGGTTTACGCGTCGTCGTAGACCGCAACTTCGCAGCCGACACTTGCATCGTCGGTGACGCATCAGGATTTGAAATCTTTGAATCCATGAAGGGTGCAATCAGCATCGACGTACCGAGCACGTTGTCACGCACCATCGCATGGCGCGGTTACCTCGCAACCTTGATGATTGACGCAACCAAGTTCGTCAAGTTGACCTGAGCAAACTGAAACACTGAAGGGAACTGGATCATGGCCGTATTCACCGTTACACACGCACAACGTGTGGACGACTACGCCGTGATTCAGACCCTTGAGTCAACAGACATCACAGTCGGCCAGACGATCATCGTTGCCGGGGTAGGAAATAACTTTGATGCGACTTACATCGTTCAGGCTGTCCCTACTTACTATTTCATTGGTGTTGATTCTCAAGGCGATTTTGAATACAACTACGAAATCGTCATTGAGAACCAGTTGCTCGTCAAATCAGATTTCAGCGATTATCAAAGATCTGCAGCGACAGGAACAGTCACATGGACCCAGTCCTGCACTTGGCTCTCATCTACTGCACCAGTAATTGAGTTTCTTGGGATCGCGTCGGCCACGGCAAATGACACCGCGTTCCTCACGACTTGTGTCGCAGCTGCGAACTCCTGGTGTTTCAAGCGTCGCGTGCAGGCTGGTTACCACGACAGTCTCACCACTGTCCCTGACAGTTCAGTGCTGTTGGGAACCACCTTGTATGCGGCAGGCCTGTACCGTGAACGCGGAACTACTGGCGATTCATACGCTTCGTTTGGTGACATGAGCGGACCACCGCTGATGACTCTCGGACGCGTGAACCAATTGCTCGGCGTCAAACGCAGTCAGGTGGCTTAATGTGGCAGGCATCTTCACAGACACCATTGACACCGTGTCAGCATCGCTCACAGCGTTGGGACTTAAGCCTGTCACCGATCCGCGCAACGCACGTCCGCTCACAGTGTTTGTGGAATTACCGACGTTCACTTGTTTTAACAACCAAATCGCAGACATCACCGTCGATCTCCGAGTCCTTGGCGCGCCACCCGGCAACCAAGACTCATCCGACTACATCCTCGGAGTGGTCGACACAATCATGAACAGCCCTATCGCCGTTCTGAGTGGCTCACCTTCGCTCGCTCAGATCGGTTCACAAGAACTACCCGCATACGATTTAACAATCAGAATCGCTTCCAAGCGCATCCCATAAAGGACAAACAATGCCCACTACAAAAACCGTTTACCTGTCCAACCCAACCGTTCTTATTGGTGGCGTGGACGTCACTCAGAACACCAACGCGGCCTCGTTGGAAATCGGCTACGACCAACTTGAATCAACCAGTTTTGGAGACACTGGACACCGTTTCGTGTCGGGCCTCCAAATGGTGAACGTCACCTTGACGATGTTCA